TCCAAGGGTTTTTATTAAAAAAAATTTCTCAAAAATGTTCAAAAACAGCCCCAAAAAAACACCAAACATTGAAATCGTCAAAACTAGAGCGACCTCCAATGACTCTCCGCTCCGGTGAACTATCATGTTCCCAAACCCAAAGTGACCTTTGTGTCCTGAGTTCCCATGTGGACGGTCCGCTGACTTTCCCATGGAAAAGTTAAGGAGCCAGCGTGCCGAAATACCATGTGACAGGAGGACCGACAGGAGATGCCAGCATTGAGATCGCTGGCAAAACATACAACGTCGGAGAATCATTTGAAGCGCCATCAAAAGATCTGAAATGGCTCATTGATGACGGCTACATCAAAGCCGGAGCGCCAGCCAAAACCAGTTCAAAGAAACAACCGGAACCGGTAGAGCCGGAAGCGGAAGAACCCGAATCAGAAAAGGACGGTGACTGACCATGCCAACATTCATTCATGGAAAAGATACTGCGGTTTACATTGACGAGTTTGATCTTTCCTCATACTTCACATCAGCCGACACGAGCATCAACAACTCTATCGCTGAGACGACAGCGTATGGAGCAACTGACGCATCGTTCATCATGGGCATAAGGTCCGGAACGTTATCTTTGAGCGGAATGTGGGCAGGCGACACTGATGGCTCCGATGAAGAACTCCAAGCGCTTCTCGGTAACGCCACGACACCGGTCATCACAGTTCGTGAAGGATCAGCGTCTATTGGGAGCGGAGCGATCGTCGCTCAGGCAAACGAAACGTCATATGCGATTTCGTCACCGGTCGCTGATGTCAGCACCGTGACCGCCGACTTTGAATGCTCTACGAATAACACAACCAATTTGACGTTCGCTCTGGCATCGGGAGTTCAACTCACCGCCGGAGCCAGCATTGCTCATGGATCTTTGGGCAATCTCAGTTCTGTAGATAACTCAGCATCATCAGCGAATGGTGGCGCTGGGACTCTACACGTTCCCACCAACACAATCAGTGGAGGTGTGACAACCATCAAGATTCAGCACTCAGCGAACAACTCAACGTGGGCTGATCTTATAACTTTCACGAATGTCTCGGCATCAACCAAGACATCGGAAATCAAAGCAGTATCTGGCACAGTGAATCGTTACCTTCGGGCGACGGCTAGCACCGCCGGTTCATCAGGAAGCATCACATTCATGATTGCTTTCGCTAGATTCTAGGAGGAATCAAAAATGCCAACATTTGTACACGGTAAATCAACAGACTTTGCTATAGATGACACCGGTGGTTCAAGCCGTAACATCTCTGACACATTGACCTCAGTTGACTTCCCTGAAACCATTGCAACCGCTCTGACAACAGCATACGGATCATCAAATGATTCATATGTTGTCGGTATCAAGAACACAACCATCAGCATCAGCGGAATCTGGGATTCCACAGTTGACGGTTATCTTGCAGGAGGCGCAGAGCCAGCCAGCCGGTCCTTCATTTATGGTCCAGCCGGAACCACATCTGGGAACGTCAAGTACACCGGAGAAGCGATCATGACTTCATACAGCATCTCAAATCCTGTGGCTGATGTCGTGACCTTCAGTGCTGATTTCCAAGTCACTGGCGCAGTCACGAGAACGACCTACTAATAAAAATTAAATAACAACTAGCAGAAGGAGTGACCAAAGTGTCCAATCTTGCAGACAAAATAAGAAACTCCGAGGATTTACACTCGGAACTGTATTCAATCCCTGAATGGGGAGTGACGATTATGGTGAAGTCAATGAGCGCTCGCCAGCGTGCTATCTATGCCAGCACGTTGACCAGTGAAGGCGCAACGGACGTTGATGCGATTGCATCGGTGGCGTTGAGCCGGATTGAGAGCCTCTGGGGATCCATGATTGTCGCATGTTGCTTTGATCCTGAAACTGGGGAACGAGTGTTCTCAGAAGAAGATCTGGAATGGCTCATGGACGAGAAAAGCGGTGAGGTTGTTGGCGACCTAGCCACCAAATGTCTTGAGGTATCCGGATTGACTTCAGACAGCGCAGATGATTCGGGAAAAGATTCCTCGGATTCCCAGACAGCCGAGGAAGAACACGACCAGAACGTCGTTTCTATTTCAGATTAGCGAGGGATCTGGGCATGACAGTCAGCGACCTTCTCAACAATATGAGTTCTGGAGAACTGACTGAATGGGTTGCGTATTACAAACTAGAAGCAGAAGAAAAGGCTCACGCTCATCAAGTAGCGCAGAACCGAAACAAAACGAGGAGGCGCTAGATGGCTGAGTCAATCATCGGCACAATCAAAGCCGTCCTCGCCATGGACGCTGAACAGTTTGACAAAGCGATCGGAAAAGCGCAGGGCAAACTCAAAGGCTTCGGAGATGCGTCGGCTAAGGCTGGCAAAACACTTTCATTGAAACTCACAGCGCCGATCGTTGGTGCTGGTGCTGGGGCGTTCAAGATGGCGATGGACTTTGAGCATTCCATGACTCAGATCCAGTCGTTGGTTGGTCGCTCGGCGGAAGAAGTCGCTCAGTTGTCCGAAGATGTGAAGCGTTTATCGGGTGAGACTGCTCGGTCGCCGAAAGAACTCGCTGATGCCATGTTCTTCATCACATCTGCCGGTCTTGATGCCTCGTCAGCGGTCAGGGCGTTGGAATACTCAGCGAAAGCGTCAGCGTCTGGTTTGGGTGACACGGTAGCGATCGCCGATGCTGTCACGAACGCCATGAATGGTTATGGCTTGAGCGCTGAACAGGCTTCGTATGCGACCGATGTTCTGACGAAAACTGTGGAGCAAGGTAAAGCCTCAGCGGAAGATCTGGCTCCCACATTTGGAAAGATGATCCCTGTTGCGTCTGAGTTGGGCGTGGAGTTTGACCAGATCGGCGCTGGTATGGCGTTCCTGACACGATCCTCTGGTGACGCAAACGCTTCAGCGACTCAGTTGCGTGGAATCCTGAACTCAATCCTGAAACCTTCGTCTCAGGCGAAAGAGGCTCTGGATCAGATCGGTTTCTCATCGCAGGACTTCAGGAAAGCCGTCAAAGATGAAGGTCTCTTGGAGGGATTGCTTGAGTTGCGTTCACGTTTGGAGGACAACGGTCTTGAAATGGCGAACGTGTTTGAGAACTCTCGTGCGTTGGCTGGTGCGTTGCAACTGACCGGCGTTCAGGCGGATCAGGCTGTGGCGGTGTTCGCTGAGTTGGAGAAGTCCGCTGGCAAAACCGATGAGGCGTTTGCGATCGCTTCAGAAACCACACGATTCAAGTTTGATAAAGCGATGGCGCAGTTCAAACTCACAATGGTTGAGGTCGGTGAGAAAGTCATTCCGATTGTTCTTCCTCTCATAGAGAAGTTAGGCAATTTCGTTGGAAGTCTTTCGGAGAAATTCAGCAACATGTCGCCGTTCATGCAGAAAGTGATTCTGGGATTCACTGGATTGTTGGCGGTTATGGGTCCATCGCTGATTGTTGTCGGCAAGATGGCTCATGGCATCAACGGTTTGACAACGATGTTCGGCAAATTGGCTTCTTCCGCTGGATTCGGAGCAGGTAAGGGAGCAGGCGGAGTCCTGTCTAAATTCGGGAAAGTTCTTGGCGCACACCCGAAGATCGCTATTGCGAGCGCCGTGGCGATCGGTGTCGCCGGAGTTGCGTTCGCTAAGTTCCGGAAACGAGCAGAAGAAGCACGCAAACGCCAGAAGGGATTGACAGAAGAATTTGTGAAGGCTGGAGATCCCACAGCGACGCAAGTCCAGAGACTCCGAGACATGGCTCAGGAACTCAAAGCGGTGGAAGAAGGCGCTGAAGGGACTGCCATGAAGTTTGAAGGATTAGCCGGTGAGCAAACCCTGTACAACTTGCTCCTCAAAGACAAAGTTGTTCCTCAGTTTGAAGCGCTTGGATTGTCCATGGAGGACACGATGGAGGTTCTTTCTGGTGGAACTAATGAGTTCCAACGGTTGAAAGAGAAAGTGGATCAGGCAGGAATGACCAACGCCAAGTTCGTTGAGGAACTCCGCAAAGTGACCGGCGCTGAGTCAGAAGTAACGAACGCCATCGCTGACAGAATAGAAGCAGAAGAATTGTCATTGGATCAGGCGAGGAAGATTCTGTATTCGTTGGACGAAACCGCTGACGCTTTTGATGACCACAACAACAAACTCAAAGAAAATGCGAAGGAATATATTGAGTCCGGCGAAGCAATGAAAGACTATGCCGACATTTTGGGAGTTGATACTGTCGCTTCACTCATTGCTGGCATTAACGAAGGCAAAACATTCCAAGAAGTCCTTGATGACATTGAGACTGAGGCGAACAAAGCCAAAGAAACTCAAGACAAAGTGAACGCTGGCTTTGAAGAATTTGACATTGTGATGGGCGATCTTTCAGGCTTCACGATGCCGGACATGGTTGACGCAACTGAAGAAGTCGCAAAGAGCGAAGAAGAACTAGCGCAGGAGATAGAAGAAGCGAACCAGAAGATGCAAGACCAGATTGATCTCACGAACGAATTGAAAGATCAGTTGCGTTCACTCGCTGATCCCCTGTTCGCTGTCGCTCTCGCTGAGGCTGATGTCATTGAAGCATCTGAGAAACTCACAGAAGCGTTGACCGAATCCAACGGTGAGATCGGAACTCAAACTCAGGAATCACGAGACGCTCTCAACGCCATGGCGGACTATACGGACAAACTAGATGACTTCGCTTCTGAACTGATTGACTTGCCCATGGACGAAGTGAACGCCAAGTTCCAAGATCAAAGAGGCTACATTGATGAACTGAAAGACGCTAACCTCATCAGCAACGAACAGTTTGACATGCTGAATCGTCTCCTTGAT